CAACAATCTTTTATATTTGTGATTTAGCTGGTTTTCGAATTGATGGACGTATTACATTTCAAGATAAGAAAACCGGGAAGATATGGAGGTAAAAATATGTTTGCAATTTTCAGAAAATCATTGAAAAATGAACAATTATATGATTCATATCAGAAAGGATATGAGGACGGGAAAAACAGATGGTGTAATGGTGTACTTAAAAAGAATACATTTAATAATATCAGAAAAGCTATGGGATTTTCCCCAGTGATTAAAAAAGAAAATGAAAAACGTAACATGAAATATTGGGACAGAGTTACAGAGATTCAAAAACGACAAACCGAGAAAGGTATTAAAACTTATGGACAGATCTTAGAAGATAATACAGGTATGAGTATCAAGGAACGCCTGGAATATTACGAGGAAGAACTCATTGACGCTCTAATGTATATCGAACACTTAAAGGAGGTTCTATAATGATCCAATGGATTGAGTACGACGACGTTTGGTTAAGTGTAAAAGGATCCGCCCGGACTACTGTTAATAAAAATGGTAGTGGTGAATATCCATCGGATCGATGGAAAAAACAGATTTTACTTGCTGAACATAGTCCAATTCGAAAAATAAAATTTTCCTGGAAATGGATGAATTTAAAATCATGGGTGTCAGTACATTTTGTAAGACACTGGTTAGGAATCTTACATTATGTAAGTACACAGCGTACAGATCGTACGGGTGTGAATAGAGACAAGAGTACACAAGATACACCTGTTACACATGAATGTGAGGCTAACGCTCAGGCTCTTATAAATATTTCTCGTAAACGATTATGCAACCAAGCTTCACCAGAAACTAGGGAGGCCTGGCTAGAAGTTAAGACGGGAGTAAAAGAAGCAGATCCCGTACTAGCATCTGTTATGGTTAGAGAATGTATTTATCGTGGCTTTTGTCCTGAAATGAAATCATGCGGATATGTAAATACAGAAGCTTATAAAAAGGAGCTAGAAGAATATAGAAAAGTGAGGTAATAAGGATATGCAATATATAATATTAGACGGTAAAAAACCAACGCATGAATTTAAAGACGGTAAAGGTACAAAAACTAAATCTGAGGCTATGATATTTGATAATGTAGCTGTTGTAGTTCCTAAAGGATATGTTGTATTAGACTTTGATACAACCTCAGATGCGGAGATCATGCTAAAGATTGTAGATGGTTTGGACCTTAAATGTAAGGTTATGAAAACTACTCGAGGGATTCATTGCTGGTTTAAATCACCCGAAGATAATCCGAAAAACTTTATAAAAAATAGATTGGCCGTCGGTATATATTGCGATCGTAAAGCCGGAGGGCGTAATGCGTACGTTAAGATAAAACAAGACGGAAAAATGAGAGAATGGATCCGAAAAGTTAAAAGTGATGATATCCAGGTAGTACCTAGATGGTTATATTCTGTATCTGCGCCGTCCGGAAAATTTGCTTTTAAAGAAATGGGTGAGGGATCAGGTCGTAATCAAGAATTGTTTAATTACATAGTTTACTTACAGACAAAAGGATTTAACCGAGACGAAATCCGTGAAACAATCGAAGTAATAAATGATTATGTATTAGAGGATCCGTTACCTGATACTGAGATATCTACGATATGTAGAGACGAAGCTTTTAAGCCTGACGATGTGATCGCTGAACAAATAGCGAAAGCAGAAGATAAAAAAGCGGGATTTAGTCATAACGAGTTTGGTGATCAGCTCATTCAGGAATTTAATATTATCGAAGTAAACGGTACGTTATATGTCTATGAGGATGGTTATTACCAGGCTGACGATAAGATTATAGAAAATAAAATGATCGAGTTATACCCTGGAATCTTACAAAGACAGCGAACCGAAGTGTTGGCGTACATAAGAATTAAAACACACGTTCAGGCGAGTGAATTAAAGGTTAATCCTTACATCATTAATCTTAAAAATACACGTTTGGATATACGATCTAGTAAATGTTTAGTATTTGATCCAAGCGCGATCGAGTTTGATCGTATCCCGGTTGTATATGATCCATCTGCTTACTGTGCTGATCTGGACAAGATGTTAAACCGTGTTTTTTGTGGAGATCGTGAGGTTATCAATTTATTTGAGGAAATGTTGGGAGCGACATTACTTAAACATAACCGTTATCAGAAAGCGTTTTTGTTTTACGGATCAGGTAGTAACGGTAAATCTACAATATTAGATCTCGTTAAGACTTTCTTAGGACAAAGAAACTATTCGGCTTTAGCGTTAGAAAAAGTTACAGATCGATTCAATACGGCAGAATTAGAGAACAAATTAGCGAACATCGGTGACGACGTGGATAATGTAACGCTGAAAGATACGGGAACGTTGAAAAAACTGTTTTCAGGAAACGCGATAATGGTTGAACGTAAAGGTGAACGTCCGTATATGATCGAACCTTACGCGACACATATTTATAGCGCTAACTCTATTCCGAGATCGTTTGATAAGTCTGAGGGATTTTACAGACGTTGGTTACTCATCCCGTTCAAAGCCAAGTTTACAGTAGACGATGAAGATTATGATCCAATGATTGAGGATAAAATCACAGAACCAACGGCGTTATCTTACTTATTAAATATTGGAATCAGGGGCGCGCAAAGGCTTATACATCGTGGACGATTTACAGAACCAAGATGTGTGATCGAAGCTCTTGAATCTTATAAAGCTGATAACTCTACTGTATTATCTTGGATTGACGATAAAGAATATAATGAGGATTATTTCTTAAGTAATCCGCGAGACGTATTATATTCCGAGTTTGTCGACTGGTGTAAAGTATCCGGTATAAAGACATCTAATGTAACAGGTAAAAAGACATTCTTTAAAGAAGTAACAGGTAAATTTGATTTTGAGGAGAAACCAAAGCAAAAAGCAGACGGAAAAAGATATTTTATCGAAAAAATATAAAGAGGTGGCACAAATGGAACATATTATACAATTCGGTGTAACTGTGGACGATGATTTAATAAGAAAAAGAATTATCGAACAAGCATCGGAAACAGTAGTAAAAGAAACAAAAAAAGAGTTAGGAGTAGATAGATGTTATTATTCAGAAGAAAATGTAATTCGTCGACTTGTAGAAAAAGAAGTCACATTATTGTTTGATAAGCATAAAGACGCGATCGTAGAAGAAGCTGGTAAACAGTTAGCTAATAAGCTTGTTAGAACTAAAGCGGTAAAAGAACGTACATCTGAAATCTTAGATACAGTGTTAGGAGGTGGCGATAATGAAAGTGATTAAACGCAATGGAGTAGAGGTAGACTTTACTCCTGAAAAAATCAAAAATGCCATATCATCCGCGAATGAAGAAGTAAATATAATGGATCAATTAACTGTTAGAGAGATTGAAAAGATTGCGATTGGACTTACTAATACTTTTAAGTTTATGAACAGATCCGTGAGTGTTGAAGAAATTCAAGACGCTGTAGAACGCAGATTGATGTTATCGCGATCTCCTGAGGTTGCTCGTAAGTATATTCGTTATCGTTATGATCGCGAAAAAGCTCGTAAAGGTAATACGACAGATGATACGGTCCTAACATTAATTGAATGTAACAATGAGGAAATCAAACAGGAAAACAGCAACAAAAATTCTACAATTATACCAACACAAAGAGATTACATAGCCGGGGAAGTTAATAAAGACCTGACAAGACGTAAATTGTTATCAAAAAAAATTGTCAATGCTCACGATAAAGGTATCATTCATTTTCATGATGCTGACTATTTCGCCCAACATTCACATAACTGCGATTTAGTAAACATTGAAGATATGTTACAAAACGGTACGGTTATCTCAGGTACGATGATCGAGAAACCTCATAAATTCAGTACAGCTTGTAATATTACGACTCAGATCATTGCACAAGTAGCTAGTAGTCAGTACGGTGGACAGTCGATAACATTAGCTCATTTAGCTCCGTTTGTAGATGAAACACGACAAAAGTACAGAAAAGATTACGGTCAGTTACTTAGCTGTATGACTCAGGATGATTATTATAATTTCATCGAACAATTAGTGAAAGAAGATATTGTAAGAGGTGTACAAACAATTCAATACCAGGTTGTAACTTTGATGACTACTAACGGACAGGCTCCATTTATTACAGTGTTCATGGATATTAACGAAGTAGAAGATGGACAGGTACGTAAAGATTTAGCGATCATTATCGAAGAGGTGCTTAAGCAGAGAATCCAAGGTGTTAAAAATGAAGTTGGAGAATGGATCACACCGGCATTTCCTAAATTAATCTACTGCCTGGATGAAAACAACGCTAGACCGGGATCTGAATATTATTACTTAACCGAGTTATCCGCTAAATGTACCGCAAAAAGGATGGTTCCTGACTATATTAGTGCTAAGATCATGCGAGAGCTAAAAGGTGATGTTTATACTTGTATGGGATGTAGATCTTTTCTTACACCAGATCGTACAACTAAGAATATTGCAAAAGCGAAAAACTGGAAGAAAGGTAAAAAATATTACGGTCGATTTAACCAGGGTGTTGTAACGATCAACTTGGTGGATGTTGCTCTTACGACTGTACAACTTGTAGGTAGTTACAATGATCATCGATATAATCCAAGCCTGATCAGAAAAACATTTTTTGATATTCTTGACTATAGACTTGAACACTTATGTTATCCCGCCCTTATGGCGAGACATAAACGATTAGAGGGTACACAATCCGACGTAGCGCCGATCTTATGGCAGTATGGAGCGTTGGCTAGATTAGAAAAAGGAGAAACGATCGATAAACTTTTACACGGTGGATATAGTACAATCTCACTGGGTTATGCTGGACTTTACGAAGCTGTAAAAGCGATCACAGGTGAAAGTCATACCGGAGGAGGTAAAGGATTCGCCTTACAGATCATGGAGGGATTAAACGACGCTTGTAATCGCTGGAAAGAGAAAGAAGATATTGATTTTAGTCTATATGGTACTCCGTTAGAATCCACAACTTATAAGTTCGCTAAATGCTTGCAAAAACGTTTTGGTATCATTCCAGGTGTTACAGACAAGAACTACATTACAAATAGCTATCATGTTCATGTAACAGAAGAAATCGACGCGTTTACTAAGTTAAAGTTTGAATCTGAATTTCAAGCATTGTCACCAGGCGGAGCGATTAGTTACGTAGAAGTACCAAACATGAACGACAATATACCGGCCGTCTTATCTGTAATCGAATTTATTTACGACAATATTATGTATGCCGAATTAAATACTAAATCTGATTACTGTCAAGAGTGCGGATATGAGGGAGAGATTAAGATCGTAAAAGATGAGTCTGGTAAATTGGTTTGGGAGTGCCCAAACTGTGGTAATCGTGATCAGGATAAAATGAACGTTGCACGTCGTACGTGTGGTTATATTGGTACACATTACTGGAATCAGGGACGTACACAGGAGATTGCAGACAGAGTATTACATTTATAGGAGAGAAGAAATCATGAGATTTATTGTTAAAGATAAACTATACGATACTGATAAAGCTGAATTACTATGTACATTTAGCAAACAGTGGAAAAGTGAAACGATATTAGGAACATTGTACCCTTATCGAGATACCGATTTATATAAGACCGCTAAAGGTGCTTATTTTGTCACGTCCACCGCTGACAATGGTAAAAATTATATCGAAGTGGTTAAAGAAATAACAGCTAAATATTACTTGATGCATAATAACTATGATAAATATTGTGAAATGTTCGGACCATTAGAGGAGGCATAAACGATCATGGAAGATTTCAAACAGGAGTTAAAAAAACAATGGTACGCTATATATCCATTTAGCGATATGTGTATAGATGATGATCGTTTTCTTAACGCTCGCGATATTAATGTACGGATGTTATATAGAGGTGTAAAAATAGGGTGTAGTTGTATGGTAACTAACGGAATGTTAGAAAAAGAAGATATCACCTATTTAGTAGAGGAGACGATAAGATTATTACAACAAGCTATGACTAAAGAAATATTGGAGGTAATATTATGACAAAATCAGAATTTAAAGCAATTGTAGAAGATGGTATTAACAGAGGACGAGCTTTTATGGCTGTAAAAATTAGTACAGAGGGTCATTCAGGACCAGAGGTTATTGTTAATAGATCAGAGAATTTTAAAAGAAAACTAGCGTATTACGATAAAGCTTATAACGACAACATGGAACATATTAAGGCTAAAAAATCAGGTACGTTAATTAAGATTGAGGATGTACTCTTAACAGGAAATCTAAATGATCTGAACTGGTTTGCTTACTAAGGAGGGTAATATGGATGAATTAAAAACAGAGATTCCAGGTGAAAAAGAACTCAGTATTATACGATATCTATTAAACGAAATCGACGAAGAGAGAGCATATAACAAAGCTTACCGGGAAGAATACGAAAAAGCTAGCACATTAGCAAAAGAAAAAAATTCTTTTTATTGGTGCTTTATGGATCGTAAAAAGTTCCCTCATGATCCTAGGAACTCAATTATTAAATCCAACATTAAATTGATCCGCCGTTTGTTATTAAAAGTAGGAAAAGAGGTAAAGTAATGGGAATTAAGATTAATATTCAGTTAGGAAACTGTAAGGAGAAAATTAAAGTAAAATATTTCGACAAAGAGATCGAAAAGTTAGAGAAAATCAGTAAAGGAGATTGGATTGATCTAAGATCTGCGGAAACAGTGCTACTTAACGCTGGTGATTATAGGCTTATTCGTTTAGGTGTAGGTATGATCTTACCTGACGGTTACGAAGCAATTGTAGCGCCTAGATCATCCACGCCGTCTAAGTTCGGTGTGATTCTGAGTAATTCAATCGGGGTGATCGATAACAGTTATTCAGGCAACACCGACGAGTGGAGATTTCCGGCGTTGGCGATCCGTAATACTATTATTAAGAAAGGTGATCGTATCGCGCAGTTTAGAATCATTAAGAACATGGATCCGGTAGAATTGATTGAGGTTGATCATCTAAATGAAATCTCACGCGGTGGTATCGGATCGACAGGATGGAGGTAAAACGCAATGGTAAAAATTTTATTTGATGGACTGATTAGTTTAATTCTTTTAGCGGGTGAGATCATCGTTGTTGGTTTTATATTACTTTTGATCGTCGCTCTTTATCGTACACTTACTAAAAAGAATAAATAAGCATTAACAAAAAGCATAACAGAATCATAACAAAATCATGGATCATAACAAAAACTGAAAAATTTTAAAAAATTGGGGATAACAAAAACAGGTATATAACAAAATTAAAAAAGCATTGTGTTATAGTTTTTGTTATTCCTAAATCGAAAAACTGTTTTCGAAAAGTAAAAATGTGTTTCGATTAACTATAAATATATACATATCTATAACACTATAACATAATTATTACTTAAATTAAGAGTAAATATAAATATATATAGTAAGTAATGTTATATGTTGTATGTATATAGGAATTACGATTTTTTTTGTTATTTTGTTATGATCTAAATTCGGGAGGAACAATTATGGAAGATTTAGAGATCAAGGAGATTGAAAAGAAGAAACGCTCGCTTAAGCGTTACAAAAAAAATAGGGCGCTTGTAAACCGCCTCGAGGAAAAGCTCAATCTCTTAGATAATAGAATCACATCTTTAAGGTCTCCTAAATTGTCCGATATGCCTCGAGGCGGTACTCCTATTACAACCGAGGATCTTGTATCAAATAAGATTGAACTCGAGGAACGTATCGAGAGACTAAAGACAAAAGGAAAGAAATTACGATCAGAGATCTTAGAAGAGATAGATACGTTAGATGAAGTAAAACACGCTGAAATATTAGAAATGTTCTTTATTGATTGCATGAATCCGGAGGATATAGCCGAAGCGATCCCCTGTAATATCAGAACTGTATATAGATTATACAGCGAGGGTGTCAGATTGTTAACATTAAATGAGCAGTAAGTTGACATTACATAATACGGAAATGAGGTGTATTATTGTATTGTGGCGATCTGAGGAAAGGTCGTCCGATCGGTTAAAGCCTCCATTAAGTATGAGACCTGGGAATTATCCCGGGTCTTTTCTGATGGGTAAATATATAAGGGCGTTTAGCTCAGTGGTTAGAGCGGTGGCCTTATAAGCCATGTGTCACGTGTTCGATTCATGTAACGCCTATTATAGAGGGGAGGTATATCTATGTTACTTAAATCTTGTAACAGATGTGGTAATCTTATACCCTATGGGTCTACATACTGTAAGGTATGTGCTCCTATTGTACAAGCTGAGAGAGAAGCTAGGATACAAGAGTCAAGAGCAAAGAGTAATAAAGCATACAATAAGAAGAGAGATCCGAAGTATGTACGCTTTTATAATAGTACACCTTGGAAAGTATTGTCAGCTAAGAGATTACAGGATGATGATTATCGTTGCACCTGGTGTGGTGGTATTGCTACTGAGGTTGATCACATCATAGAGATTAAGACTGATGAAGGATGGGATAAGCGATTGGACTATGATAATACTCGATCCTTATGTCATGATTGTCACGACAAAAGACATAAACGATTTAAAAGAAGAATGAAATATAAGAAACGTCCTAAAGGTTTATAGTGATGAGAACTCACAAGAGCCTCTTAGAGACGTTTTTATTATGTAGCCTTATATGGTATCAATTAACGAAAATTCGTTAATATATAAGGCTGTGGTGCTGTTAGGGTAGGGGTGGTTAAAATTCTACGGAACCTCTAGGGGATAACGGTACAGGGGGAGGTCTTTGTAGAAAAAACTCCCCACGAGAAAATTTAGGAGGAAGATTATAATGATTAAAGCAGAATTTAAAAGTTATGGATCATACACGACTGATTCTGTCAGCCAGTGGGATCTTAATCAAAAACTTACAATCAGTGGTTTAAATATAAATGTAGCTCCTGTCTTAGCATTTTCTTGTTTTGGAATGTATGAATCTATAATCGTACAATCCAAACTATCTAACGGAGTAATTATCTGTGATGTACCTAATGCTATATTACAGTTTGGTAAAAACTTAAATGTTGATCTATGCAGTGAAACCGGTGGACAGTACAAAGCATTTGAAAAAATGATTATACCTGTTAACAGACGAAAAAAACCATCTGATTATTTATTTACCGACAATGTACCACTATATACTGCTGAAAGTATAAAAGCTGATTTACAAGAACTATTGAACAATACGCCATATATGACAATAGACAAGGAATCCGCAGATTTACCAGTGCATACGATTAATGACGATGAGATTGGCGTGGCTTCAACGTGGAGCAGTGAAAAGATCAATGGAAAAATTCAGGAGGTTTTTCAAAATGCCAGTAACGGAAAAAGCAAACTTGCCGCCGCTATTGGCAACGGAGCAACGGCAGATATGACATGGGATCAGTTGGCAGGTAAGGTATTACAGTTCAATTATCAGCATAAGTCGGGTGAGGGAATGGTGTATTTTGATAAAGCTTTTAATAATGTAGTAGTTTGGATTATCGCTGGAGGAAACTATGGAGAAGATTGGACAGGATTTTGTGCAATAAAGCATATGGAAGGTGCAACTAAAGATGAATATGAAATAAAAGCTGGAACTGATGACGTATCATCTTATGGAATTAAAAGTGATGGAAGCCAGGCATATGCAAAAACATATCCCGCGAATGAGACTCATAATACTTGCTATTACTACTGTTATCAGATTGGATATAACTAGGAGGGAGAACGATAATGGGAAAGAATGGAATTCTAAAAAATAAAGCGGGTGAACAGATTTTTCCAGCGACGACGGCTGATCAAGTGGTATGGGATAAGACGACAAACTTGAAACAAGCGATGGCTAAGCAAGACGCAAGAATATCTAATCTTGCAAAGCTTCCTAGCGGATCAACTACAGGAGATGCTGAACTGCAAGATATCCGCACCGGAGAAGATGGTACGGTATACGATAATGCTGGAGAAGCAGTTAGACAGCAGATTGGTTCACTAAAGGAATCTATAGAACAGCTAAAACAGGGCGGAGAAACTGGTTCTGGAACGGGATTTTCCGCAGAAGCGATTAACAAATTGGAAGAAGTAGGAAATTATCTTACATACACTACTGCCGATGGCGGTTCGAAATGGAAAGAATTAATTTCGATTTTAAGAAGTGGTTCTGGTGGAAGTGGTTCTGGTGGAAGTGGTTCTGGTGGAAATGTAACGACAGGAGTTCCGAAAGATGGCTTATTGAGTTACTTTGATTTAAGAAATAGCGAACCTACAGTAGATACAACCAAAGGGAAAACATCATACTTGGCAACAGTAGGATCAGGATGCTTGTTTACATGGAGTGCAACGTCACATACAACAAGTGACAAATACGGAACGAAGATGGCAAGATCAATTCTATATGATAAATACGGTGGAACAACAACAAGTAGTTGCGGAACAGCATTTACGTGGTGCTTCATGGGGTACAATGGTTTGATGGCATCGCGTAGTTATATTGCATTGTCTAACATTACGGCATTTTGCGTAAAACCAACATATAATACATCATCATCAACAACAAGATTAGGAGCAACAGATGTTAGTGGAAGCTCAAAATCAGGATATACAACAGTGTTTGTTGTTGTAGATGGAGATAATCTAAAAATATATGTTAATGGTGAGCTGTATAAAGAATATAATGGGGCAGATTATTCGGACTTTAAACGTTGGTACAGCGAGTTAGAAGTCGGAGCTATTGCAACAAATGCAGATAACTACTTTACAGCAATGGCAATTTATAATAAAGCATTATCAGCGGTAGAACTAACAGAAGTACAGGCGTATTTTGAAACATTGGAGGTGGCATAATGGCATTGTACGACATTAATGGAGTTGAAATTGCATCTGGTGGAACCGAGTCCTCTGGCTTTGATGTTACAGATTACGCATTATTTACCGACAATGAGGGTTCAGCAAGACAGGCAATTTTGACATATAAAGGAAAGCGGTTATATCCTAAAAATTACAATGACCAAAGACTCGATAAGATAAAAATCTATAATGGAGGATTGATGATAAGTTTAGGTGATTCATACACTGCATATCTTAATAAATTTTTTGATGCATTTGCTGTAAAACATGGATTAGTGCAGAAAAATGTTGGTCTTGCATCATCAAAAATTGCACGACCAGAAGGAAAAGGATTGGATACGATCAAGTCATTTGTGACGAGATTAGATGAACTGATAGTATCATTTCCTATTACAATAAATGGGAAAGCTTATGCAACTACGGACGTTAAATTAATTACATTCATGGGTGGAGCGAATGACTGGACAACAGTTGACGACTCGCAAGGTATAAACAGAATCGGAGACAGATATAGTACTGATAAAGGACAGATTTATGGTGCTACAAAATATTGTTTCCAGACTTTACAGAGTACGTTTCCGACTGCCGATATAATCTGCATACTTCAGCCGAACAATGCCGATAATTCCGATTTTTGTGTTATGGAATCAAAAGAAAAAATTGTAAAAGAATGTGCAGAAATGTTTTCAATACCCATTTGTGATTGTTGCTTTGATTTTTACAGTCCTTCAAATACAACAGAACTTACGAAATATTGGCGGGATGATAAACTACATTTAAGTGATGATGGGCATCAGGCTTTGATTGATAAATTGGAAACAACACTAAATACACTACCTTATTATAAATCTAGTTAAAGATAAGATTACTACCATTACCTTGTGGACACACCAGCTAAGAGTGCAATCTTTAAGAAAATAAGGGTACACAAGTAGACTATGGGTAACTAATAATTTTACGCAAAAAAAGGACGTTCAAAAAAACGTCCTTTTGAAGAAATTCAATGTATAGGGGTTTTATACATCTAGTATGAAAAAACTTCCTTGAAATTATAACAATTTTTTACAACAATGTCAAGAGAAAGGAGGGGTAATATGGCCGGACAAAGAATACCAATTGAATTAATACAGGCTAGAGGATCGAAGCATTTGACAAAAGCTGAGATTCAAGAACGCCAGGACAAGGAAATAAAACCAGTCGCTGATAATATTATCGCTCCTGATTACTTAACAAAAAAACAAAAAGATGCGTTTTATAAGATAGCTGATCAACTCGAAAAACTTAAAATCATGGGCGAAACCGATGTGGACGCTCTAGCTCGTTACATTGTAGCTAATGATTTTTACGTAAATGCGGTTAAGCAAATGAGGAAAAAAGATGTTAGATCAGATCCTTATAAGTTTGAATCCTGGTCAAAAATTCAGGAAAGATATTATAAACAGTGTCGATCATCGGCTAATGATTTAGGATTATCTATATCAAGTCGCTGTAAATTGGTTGTACCGGAAACCAAAAAAAAGGAAACTCCTAAACAGAATAAATTTAAAAAATTCGAAAAGAGATCCGGATAATGAGTAACGGATACGCTCCGATTTATGATCGAGTTACAGAGTATGCTAACAAAGTCGTATCCGGTAAGGTTGTGGCTGGGGAATTACACATATTAGCTTGTAAACGACACCTGGACGACCTCAAACGACAAAAAAGTGACGATTTTCCGTATTATTATGATCCGAATAAAGCACTTGAAATTATTGAATATGCCGAGACTCTTACAATAGCTGAGGGTGACGCACCTAAACCGGTTAAGTTATTGGATTCACAAGCTTTTGACTTAGGTTGTACATTCGGATGGTTTAAAGTGTCCAATAATAAAAGACGTTTCCGTCGTAGATATAAATCTATGGCTCGACAGAATGGTAAAACATTCGAGAACGGTATTATGGGTACTTATATTGCTGGTTTTGGTGGTTATTATTACGGAAAGCTCTTTACAGTAGCAACTAAAAAAAGACAGGCTCGCCTAGCCTGGGAAGAAATGAGTAAATTTATTACGATTGATCCTGACTTAGGCGAGTATTTCGATGTTAAAGACTATAAATCCACGATCGATGCTTTAGAAACCAATTGTACGATCGAAGCTTTAAGTCGTGAAGCTGGTTTAGAGGATGGTTTCCGTAGTATATACGCCTCGATCGATGAGATTCACCAGCATAAAGACAACAAAATATATAAAGCGTTGTACAACGGTACAAGATCGTTAGATGAGACTCTTGTGTCAATGATCACAACGCGAGGCGATAATTTAAATAGTTTCTGTAAAGAAATGGATGATTACGCTATCAAGATCCTCCGCGGACTTAGTACCGCTGAGGATTTTTTTATAGATATTTATTGTTTAGACCCTACAGATGATATATGGGATCCTGAAAACTGGGTTAAGGCAAATCCTTTTATTGCGTCCAATCCTGAAAAATTTGAAATCCTTAAAACGGATGCTCAGACCGCTAAGGATATGGGAGGATCAGATCTTAGAGATTTTTTAACAAAATCTTTAAATATGTGGGTTCAGAATACCGACGATCAATTTATTCAGGCGGATAAATGGCAAGAGTGTGGATCTAAACGGACCTTAGAAGATATGAGAGGTCGTAGTTGCTGGGTAGGCCTGGACTTATCGAGCGGAGGCGACTTAACAACTTATTCTTTAGAATTTCCTGAGGAATACGAGGGTGAATCAGGTAAGAAAGAGAAATATTATTTCTATTCACATTCTTTCATGCCGAAAGGGCGTTTAGAAGAGCATATCGAAACTGATTTAGCGCCTTATGATCTGTGGGAAAGTAAAGAATTAATTACCGTAACAGGAGGACTGGGAGATTTTAAAAACGACTACAAGTTTATTATAAAGGAACTCAAACGTGTAAAAGAAGAATATAATTTAACTTTTTTGGGAATTGGTATTGATCCGCACAACGCAGACGGTATCCTAGCAGATCTCGAGGCGTTCGGGTGTCCTGTTATCGTGATCACACAGTCTTGTAAATCTCTGAATGATGCTACAGTTGATATGCAGTTGATCGTTAAGTCAAAAGATTTTGAATACAACAGCAACAATGAATTGTTAACTTGGTCGTTCCTTAACGCTCGAGTAGTTCGTAATAGCTTTGACGAGATCAAAGTTGATAAAAAACCAGGGAAACGATTTAAGCGTATTGACCCTGTTGATAGTTGCGTGGATGCTCATGCGTGTATGCTAAAAAACAAAAATTCCGAAGTTGTAGATGTTGATTCTGAGTTAGATAAATACCTGGAAGCCATTGGTTGGAAAAGAAAGAACTAAAGGGGAGGTGATAGTATGGAACCTAAAAATTGTATAACTTGTAAAAAGAATAGATCATGTAAATCTTGGTATGGAGGTAGTATGTGCACAGAGGTTAAATATTCTATGTACAATGCAACGAAAGGGTCGATTGGAGGCATGAAAAAATGAATATTATAAAAAGATTACAACATGCCATTAAGAATTTACGATCAACAAATAAAAGTCAATCGATCGCTTTAAATAATCTCTATAAATTTTTAGGGATAGAGCCTGATCTTGACGAGAGAGTGTTAGCGGATGCTACATATTTCGCCTGTATGAAAGTATTATGTGAATCAATCGGTAAATTACCACTTAAATTGCTTAAATACAATGAGAAAAACGGAGTCGAAACAGCACGTAAACATCCTCTTTATAGCTTATTACATGATCGACCAAACCCTTATATGACAAGTACAAGTTTCTGGTCAACGGTTGAATACAATCGAAACCATTACGGAAACGCGTACGTTTGGATACAAGGCGCTGGACGACACATGAAGCTGTGGATTTTACCGAGTGAAGATGTAGAAGTTTGGTGGGATGATGCTAAGATTTTAGCAGATCAGCAGGATTTATATTACTTGTATTCCGCCGGAGGTAAATTATATCGGTTTGGATCCGAAGAAATATTACATTTTAAATCAAGTAACACACTTGATGGTATCGTCGGTGTATCCGTACAGGATCAGTTAAAAAGCACGATTCAAGGCGGTGTTAAATCTCAAAATATGCTTAATAAGATGTACAACAATGGATTTACAGCTAAAACGGTACTGAATTACACAGGATCACTTAACGACGCTAACGTAAACGAATTGGTCCGAATGGTAGAGGCATACGGTAAAGGCGAATTATCCAATGAGGGTATCGAAAATGTTATTCCAATTCCTCTAGGATTCAGTCTTAATCCTCTTAACATTAAGTTAGCCGATAATCAGTTCATCGAAACAAAACAGTATACAGCTTTAGAGATCGCGAGTGCGTTCGGTATTAAACCGTATCAGATCGGAGATTATACGAAATCATCTTACGCGTCCGCTGAGGCTCAACAGTTAAGTTTCTATGTAGATACATTGTTATATATCATCAAACAATACGAGGAGGAGATTACTTATAAACTATTGTCTCCTCATGAATTTAATGACGGATATCATTTCAAATTTAATGTGTCCGTAATTCTTAGAGCCGATCTCGCTACTCAGATTGATACTTTGAGTAAAGGCGTGGCCGGCTTTATTTATACTCCGAATGAAGCTAGAGCTATGCTCGATCTCGAAGCAAAAGAGGGAGGAGATAAGCTTTTAGGTAATGGAGCTAGTATCCCGGTTGAATTAGCCGGTACACAATATATAAAAGATGCTACAAACCAAACTAATGAGGGAGGAGGTAAAAATAATGCCTAATGATAAATTGACACTAGATTATAACGATCCTGAGGCGATCCCTGGTGTTATTTGTAAGACCGCTAGCGTATCACCGTTAGAAGTAACAGACGCTGATCTTAAAAAGATTAACAAATATACGCTAAGTCCTGTTAGCACCGATGATGTTTTTATTTTTAAAGCGAGTATCGCGGATAACGAACAGGATGATCGTAATTATATGCCGTTTAATCTTAAATCGTTACAGGATCTTAAAAAATTGTATCCAGGTAAGACAATGTTAAAAGACCATAGGCGCATGGCTGATAATCAGATTGCTCGTATCTACGATACAGAGCTTGTCCAGGACGCTAATAAACAAACAGATCTAGGAGAGTTACATACAGAGTTAATCGCTAAAATCTATATGATTAAGACAGACTCTAATAAGGACCTCATAGCTGAGATCATGGGAGGTATTAAAAAAGAGGTTTCTACTTCTACAGTACCAAGTAAAATGATCTGTAATATTTGCGGAACTGACAATATGAAAGATTATTGTCGTCATTGGCCTGGTATCGAGTATACCGTAGAGGATGGATCAGCTAAAGGATCAAAAAAGCGTTGTAAAATGCTTTTATCAGGTGCAAAAGAAGCTTATGAATTATCTTTTGTAGCCGTACCAGCGCAACCTCGAGCCGGTACTCATAAATCGATCGGATTTAGTAAACCGATCAAAGATCCTGATATCAATACAAAAAATACAGAAAACGAACTTAAAAACAAAGAAATGGACGCTCGTTTATTAGCTCAGAGAGTTAAAAACGCAGAGTCCTTTTTTAATGTAGAAAAAGAAAGTGAGAAATAATTATGAATAGAAAAATGAGAGAAATTTTAGCAAAAATTCAGGAGAAAACAAACGAAGCTAAAAACATGGAAGATGTAGAAAAAGCATCCGCGATCATGGATGAAGTAGACGAATTACAGAGAGCATATGATACAGAAAAAAGAATCTATGAAGCTGAAAAAATGTCAGGTGGACAGAGTGTTACGGAACCCGTAGCGGATCCAATTCAGACAGAACCAAAGAAAAAAGAAGTAACAGATGAGGAAATGATTGCGAAACAGGTTAGAGCTATCATGAATCCAACGAAATACGGTGCTGACAAGATATTAAACGAAACTACCGACGAAGATGGTGGTTATACAGTTCCGGACGACGTTAGAACACAGGTTAATCACTGGCCAGAAGCAGAGGCTTCTTTCTTAGCTGAAATCTCAGAAGAGAATGTATCTACTAATAAAGGATCTCGTACTTATCAGACAAAAGCTGACGTTGAAGCGTTTATTGATCTTGATGAAAACGGAAGTATTACAAAAGAAATTACAGCACCTCAGTTTGAAAGAATCTCATACAGTATTAAAGACAGAGCTGGATTTATGCCTGTATCTAATGACCTTGTGAGCGATTCCGATGCTAACATCATGAATGTTGTAACTAACTGGTTAGGTCGTGCGAATGTTGCTACAGCTAATAGTAAAATCATGGAAATCATTAAAGCTCACAAAAACCCTAAAGAATCAGGAAAATATGAAACAACAGCAGGCGTTACTGAAATTAAAGACGGTATCGATGGTGTTAAAAAAATTATAAATGTAATCTTAGGACAGGCTTATAAGTCTAACGCTAAGATCATTACTAATGATGATGGTTTACAGTATCTTGATACTTTAAAAGATGCGAATGGTAGACCATTACTTAATCCAGATCCTACAGATTCAGCAAAATTACAGATTAGATGTGGTACTACAGTTGTACCGGTATCTGTAAAGCCTAACAAAGGATTCGAGTCTAACGGTACCAAAGTACCATTTATTATCGGAGATTTAAAAGCTGGTATTCGTAAATATAATAGACAGTCTATGTCTTTAAAAGCGTCCGATGTAGCAGTCATTGGCTCTTTTAACGCGTTCGCTATGAACATGACTCTTATCAGAGCAATCTTAAGAGACGATTACAAAGAACTTGATAAGGACGCTTATTACTATGGATGTATCGATACAGCACCAACTGTATCCGCATCTAATTAATAACAAAAGGAGGGCGTCGGTATGAGTAATACAAATGTAGTAAGTGTCGATGATGTACTAGCTCACCTCGGTATTGATTATCCGGATGATACGGTTATAACAAATATCAATCGAGCGATTAATACCGCCGACGCTTACTTAAAAGGATCGATTGGTAACAATTATCCCACCGATGATCCACGAGCTAAGGAGTTAGCCTTACTTCTTGTAGCTGATTTTTACGATAATCGAGAGTTAACAACTACAGTTTCTACCAATATGCGCAAACTAGTAGAATCAATGTCTTTACAATTACGCCTCGAGTTGAGGAGGGGATCGCATGAGTAGAACATACGACAGACCGATCTCTATCCAAAGAATTAACGAAACTACGGAAACCTGGGAAGATGCGTATAAAGTCCACGCTTCTATAAATAAAACCAAAACTGACAATCAATATTTAGACGCTGGATCTATTCGCAGTAAAAAGAATCTTACGTTTGAGATTAGATACTTTAGCGATCTTGAAGATATTAGTTTTAATTTACAGGCGTATCGCATTATTTACCAGGGCGTACCGTTTTCAATCGAGGATTATGACGATTATATGTTACAGCATAGAAGCGTTAAGATCCTGGGAGTATCCTATTGAACAGCGGTATATCTATAGACCAGTTAAGCGAGGAGATAAAGACAGCTCTTGAAAATTATAATAAATTCGTTGTAGAGGGTACAAAACAAAAGGCTAAAGAGAGCATGGACAAATTAGTAAAGGAAACGAAAGCAACCGCGCCAAAACACAGGCCCCGATATTATAAGCATATAACGAGTAAACAGACGCGAAACAATAGTTTCGGAGCAGAATATACCTGGTATGTTAGCGGGTCAGAATATCGCTTATCTCATTTGTTAGAAAATGGACACGCGAAACGTAACGGCGGACGAGTTGGAGGTACACACTTTATTAAAAATGCGACTGATTCAATTATAGAAGAATACATTAAGGCGATCGAGGAGGTTATAAAAAATGATTAAACAGATATTAAGTAAAGCCGGTTTTGAAGAGGATAAAACCTTTAAAGAAACAAGATTTTTAAAGCCTCCAAAATCGACATATGTGATTTATTTAGATTCTTATACAAGCAGAGGGTCCGATAAATCCAACATGCTAAAAGAACATAGTTACACGATCGAGTTATACTCTCAGACTCCTGATCCGGAGGCGGAGCATCGTATTGAAAATGTTCTAGATACGATGGGATTCGAGTACGAAAAACAAGATCGTTATTGGATACAAGAGGAACAATTGTACCAGGTTTCATATGATTTTGATTATATAGAGAAATTAAGGAGGTAGAATATGGCTACTAAAAAGAATAGAGACGCCGAGGTTATCACATTAGGATCAGGCGATCTTATGATTAAAGAATATACGGATACAATCCCACAGCATACAGAATTTACCGAAGCAGATCTTTTAGGTCGTATCCAGGGTGGAGCAACACTTGAATACAAAGGCACATGGTATGACGCTAAAGATGATACAGGAAAGGCTTGTAAAACTATCATCACCGAAGAAGAGGCAACACTTAAATCTGGTGTAATGACTTGGAACGGTAAAACACTTAAGCAGTTATGTAGTACGGCTAGAGTTTCCGAAGAGGGAGGTTTACGTACCGTAAAGATAGGTGGAGTAGGAAACCATGATGGTAAATCTTATGTTATTTGTTTCCATCACGAGGATAAGATCGACGGCGACGTTTGGATTATCATCCGCGGTGTAAACCAGGGCGGATTTAGTCTTGCTTTTGCTAAAGATAAAGAGACCGTTATCGACGCTGAGTTTAAGTGTCTCCCAATGGACGAAGAGGGTACACTGATTCAGTATATCGAACAAATGACCACAAACAGCGAGGTTTAATAAATACATAAATGATTAAGAGGCAAAGACGTAAAAATCTTTTGCCTCTTTTTTATATGCGGAGGTAATAACATGAAACCATTAAATTTTAACAAAGTAAAAAAGACGTATCTGACGGTTACGTTTTCGGATGAAGATAACACAACGATTATGATCGGTACTCCAACGAAAGCGATCATGGATGATTTATTAGAGTTACAGGATGAATTAAATAATATCAACGAGGATGAAACGGACTTAGACAGTACTGATAACTTATACAGTGCTTGCGCTAAGGTTATGAGTCGTAACAAAGGTGGGGTTAAAATTTCGAAAGAATTTCTCGAAGAAATTTTTGACTTTGAAGATATCACAATCTTTTTCGATACCTATATGAAATTCATCGACGAAGTAACAAACGGAACAAACAGAAAAAACTAAGACTCCCTTATTATCCGTTATCAAAAGATGATAGTAAGGGTAACAAATATAAGATAACAACGACCTGGGAGCATTTAGTTGCTGAGTATACAGGTCTGAACATATTACAAGTCCAGGAATTAGATTACCTGGACTATTTACAATTTAGGCGCGACGCATTTATACATAGACTCTCACAAACTGAGGACGGAGTTAAGTACTTAGATAACGCCTGGAGATTAGAACAAACAAAACCGGATCGAGAAGCGTTACGTAGTAAGTTTGGAAAGGAGGGGTAATATGGCCGGAGGGATTAAAGGCATCACTGTAAAAATTGGAGGCGATACAACCGAGTTAGGACGATCCTTAAAAGAGGCCACTACGTTAAGTAAGTCATTACAGACCGAGTTAAAAGGAGTTAATACTCTTTTAAAATTTGATCCCGGTAATGTTACTCTTCTAAAACAAAAACAGGATTTATTAAAAAAATCCATCGAAGAAACAAAGAAAAAACAAGAAGCTCTGAATGAGGTATTAAAAAAAGTAGACTCCGGAGAAATTGAAATGACGGAGGAAGAGTACCGAAATCTTGAAAGAGAGATTGCTTTAACAAATCAAAAGTTAAAAAGTCTAACTGAACAACAAAAAAAGTTTGGCTCTGTCGGTGTTCAACAGATTGTTGCATATGGTGAAAAAATTAAAGATGTAGGAGATAAATTACAAAACGCTGGTCAAAAAATGATACCTGTAACAGGTGCGATTAGCGCGATCGGTGCTATGGCGGTAAAAACGACAGCAGATTTTGACTCGTCCATGAGTAATGTATCCGCCATTTCTGGTGCTACTGGTAAAGATTTACAAGCTTTGAGAAATAAAGCTCGTGAAATGGGAGCGCAAACAAAATTTAGTGCTTCCGAAAGTGCCGACGCAATGTCTTATATGGCTATGGCCGGATGGAAAACCAAAGATATGTTAAAAGGTGTCTCCGGAGTAATGAATTTAGCTAGTGCCTCAGGCGAGGACTTAGCAAAAACATCGGATATATTAACGGATGGGTTGACAGCGTTTGGATTGTCAGCAAAAGAATCAGGACGTATGGCTGACGTTATGGCGGCCGCTTCTAGTAATGCTAATACGAATGTATCTTTATTGGGAGAATCTTATAAATACTGCGCTTCTACAGCCGGTGCAATGGGATATTCACTCGAAGATGTTACAGAATCCTTAGGTCTTATGGCTAATGCTGGAGTAAAAGGATCTCAGGCGGGTACATCCCTTAAAACTGCTATGATTAACTTAGCAAAACCAACTAACGCCATGCAACAGGCTATGGATAAATATGGAATATCTATTACTAATAGTGATGGTTCTATGAAATCATGGAATCAGGTGGTAGACAATCTACGTAGTAGTTTAGGAGGATTATCTGAATCTGAAAAGACTAGCGCGGTCGCTACTATATTCGGTAAAGAAGCTACAGCTGGTATGTTGTCAGTTATTAATGCGGCTCCTAAGGATGTTGAAAAACTGAATACAGCTATTAATAATAGTACAGGATGTGCTAAAAATATGGCTGATACAATGAACAATAACTTGAAAGGTCAGTTGACAATATTAAAATCACAGCTCGAAGAATTAGCTATATCATTCGGAGAAATGTTAATGCCGATGATACGAGGAGTTGTTAGTGCTATTCAGGGATTTGTAGATAAATTAAATTCTATGAGTAACACACAACGTACTGTAATACTTGTTATTATGGCAGGTGTGGCTTTTTTTATATCCTTTTTA